AAGAGGCAGGTGTTGGAAGTTGCAGCTGCAAGGCCATCGACTACACCAGTGTTGAGGTTGATTGGAATCTCAGGGAACATGCGCAGACCAGTGTTCTTGACACGAACCTTACGCAGGCTGGAAGCGTATGCCTTGGAAAGACCGATACCAGAGATGGAGTAGCCAGGGTCAACTGCATCAGCGAGTGCGTCGAGGTCAGCGGCTGGGTCAGTGGTTGCGGTGACAGCGGTAGCACCAGCAGTCAGAGCAGTCAGACCAGAAGCAGCCATACCAGTAGCAGGGTTGAGAGCGTGGAAGACGAGATAGTCAAGACCACGGCCAAGAGCAGCGGCAGACTTGTCAACAATTGCGTCAACAATCTGAAGCTGGCTGTCCTCGTCTGCCCACTGAACCTCATTGGAGAAACGGACAGTGACAGAGAGCTTCTTGATGATGTGGTCGACTGGCTTCAGACCGACAGTCTGCGAAGAATGCTGCGTGGACTCGCCGACAATCTCAGCTTCTGGGTCCTGAGTGAACAGGATAGAAGCGCGATTTGCAAAGATTGCTGGAGAGGAAGCAGACAGAGTCTGAATGACGGAAGTGTCTGCAACCTTGGAGACAAGGTCCTTTGCAATCTCAACAGGGAGCTTAATGTTAGTAGTGTTTGTTGCTGGCATTGTAAATCCTTTCTTTAATTACCAAATAATTGACGTGCAAGTTCAACCTTTGCGGAGTTATCTCCTGCTTCTGTAGTGAACTTGCCGGGATGTGGAGCTTTTACTCCTGCTTTAGGCTTTAGGTGCTTGACGAGTACTTCTGCAAACTGTCGCATATCCTCTTCCGTTGAACCCACAACAAGCTCTTCTGGCACATTAAACTCAGACGCAATCTTTTTCTTCATTGAGGCTTGTTCCTCACGGGTCTTGTAGCCCTTTACTGCATCTTCAGCTTCCTGTGCACGCTTCTGTGCTTCTGCAAGCTCCTCTGTGGCTTTGGAGTTCTCCTTAGAGCGCTTCTCCCATTTGCGCGCCTGAGCTTTCCAGTAGTCGACAGTGTCAGTCTCATCAAGCTGTGCAGCTTCTGTGACTTCTTCTGTTGTCTCTTGTACTTGCTCCTGCTCAGTAGTGTTGTCTGGCATCTCATGCCCTCCTTCTGTCCGTGCGGACCTAATAAAAAACCAGCCGTGCGGCTGGTTGATTACATAATGGATTTAATGGCTTCCCGCCTACGAATCGAACGTAGATCTAAAGAACCAGAATCTTTTGTTTTTCCGTTAAACTAGCGGGAAATGTGGTATATTGTTATTAACAGGTGGCGCGCAGCCTCGCTCTGCATAGAGGGAGGGCACGCCACCTGTTTTTTATATTTCAGTAATATCTCCGTTTCTTAAAACTACAGTAATTTTTTCAACACTTCTCAGTCTTTTTTCGTCAGAAATTAGCGAATAGTATTCTTCACCTATATTCCCCTCGATGTAGGTAGTATTGAAAATAAGGTACGATGGCTCAATGCTTAAATTGTTAAATTTCGCAACTGTACTCAAACAGGCTCGCTCAATAGCATTTCTTTTAATTGAAGTGATGCTTTTAATCTCAGCAAAGCTACCATCAATTATTGCATCAATATCCATTTTTCCACGAGGCTGTCGGCCACGTGGTTCTGGTCTATTCTCAGCAAAATGACCATTTTCAACAAGACGTATATATGCAATTAAATCTCTCTGTGTCTGCTGCTCTTTAATTAAATCAATAGTTCTATCTCTGCTTAAAATTAACCCTTTCTCTTTAAGTGTTTGGTACACCATCCCAACAGAGCGAAAATCTCTAACATCTATACCGAGATTGTTAAAGAATTTCTCTCCTGCGATAACATCTTGTAATTTCTCGAATATCTCATCAAACTTTTTTATTTCATCGTTTGAATACTTATTCGATTTCATCTCAGCAATAAATTGAGAATGCTCAGCCTCTTGCCACTCTTTAAGATACTTCTTTGGGTTATAGCCGCCGACTTTAGTGTCTTGTTTACCTGCAACTATCTTGCATTTACAATGGTCGTGATAATGAGAATATGCGCCCGCCTCTGTATAATAAAAGCCAAGTGATGCAAGCATTGCGCAGAACGAACACTCGTTTCCTTGAGGAACTCTTGCAAACTTTAGCCCGTTTTTTTCCCCAACTTTTCCTGTTGTGCGATTAGCTTGCTGTAGAACCTCGCTTGCAACAAGATTGCCACAAATCTCTTTAAAGTCGCCACTTTTAATCTCATTATTCTGAGCGTATTGAGTGACACGTTCCCTTATTTTGTCATTTACTCCAAAAGGCAGTCTAGCTATATCAGAGTTTTTAGCATTGAGACCAGTTGTGTCTGTAAAAAAATCAAGTGCGATAGAGCTTGCAGCGTCACCAAAAGAAAGCGTTGTACTGATCATTGATTTCTCAACAAGTTCAAGAAATTCTTCATCGCCCATAGCTGGGTTTGCCTTCAACCCAGCTTCCACAAGACGTTTAAAAGTTGCCTTGGACTTTTCTTGGACTTGAGATAAGCGTCTGTGATACTCCTCCATATCCTTTTTTGAAATGTCCATAACTACTCACTTTGCGCAGCGGTTCTAACTAACTCTTGTGCCGCAAAGCGTTTGCGGTCAGCCTGAAGTTCTGTAAGAACGTCATCCTTATAACCAAGAGCTCGTAGTGGTACATCAGAGCTTGCTAGCCATGGGAAGGTAGATACCTGCTTTGTAATAGCATCAGACATCGAAACTGGCGATGGTGTCTCAGGGTTAGCAAAGACAGCCGTTGTCTCGTTGTCTCGCATAGCGCTGTAGAAGTCAGAGTCATGTTTTACTGCGAGAGCCATAGCAGAGACGTTTACAAGAGAGCGCTTGCAAGAAGCGATGTAGCTTGTGATGTCAATAATTGCATCTTCCTGGTTAGCAATGATGGCATCTGCTGAAGTTGGATTAGCAGATGTAAAGCTTAGCGAGGAAAGAGGAACATTGGTTGCATCTGAGAACATAGAAGCTAAGAGCTTCATATAGTCACTGTGTGGCTGCATAGTAAGCTGTGGAAGCTGTCCATAGTTCGGAATCTGCTTATTCTTATTTGGCGTTGCAATAAAAGTCGAACCAATAAACGCGCCAAAAGGTGAATCAGCAATCTTCTGAGCAACGCTTGCATCAGCGCCAAGCAGATACTTCTGTGGTGCAGAAGCAAATGCAGCGGTTGCGCTCATGTTAAGAATCTCACGCTGTGCATCATCGACAAGGCTCATGACTGTGCGGCTAATGCGAGAAGTGCCAAAGGGACGCTCAAGCGTTGAGTGGTATGCCACGGGCTCAACAGGCACACGGCCCATTGAATGAGACTCTTCTGTTGCAAACCATCTACCATCGAGCAAGCTAAGCGTGATGAACATATCGTCTGTGAAGACATATACGAGTGTTGGAGTCTTAATCGACTGTGTTCTGTTCCACTCAGCGTCAACGACTACAAGGGCCGCTTCAATGCGCTTCTTAGCGTCTGACCAGATAGCAGATGCGGCCGTTGCGGGATAGCCGGAGATAACAACATCTGGCTCATTAAACTCTGGGTTGCCCTGGGTAACACTAATGAACGCAACTGAGTGCCTGAGTGAACTCATAACAACCTTGCGGACTAAGTTCTCTAAGTCATTCTCACGAGCAATAGTACGCAGTTCTTCTTTGACAGCTGTATTAGTTGCATTAAAGTTCTGGAACTGTACACGATCAGCCCACCAATTAACGCACTTTGCGGCCCAGTCAATCTTGGCATCAATCTTAGAGGCCAACTGAGGAAGAACAGAAACGCCAAGGTCTTTAACCTTGACATTACCGTTATAGTAACGGTCTCTGAGAACATTCCTGGTATAGTGCTTGCGCCATACCGCAACAATCTGAGAGACAACCTCTCTGTTCTCATCTGATAGACCAATGGCAGCAGCCATGGAAGCATCGAGTCCTCTATCCATTAGAAGAACACCTCGCCTTCATCTTCATCATCTTCATATTGTTTTGCCGCCCAAGCAGCTAATGTGGCAGCTTCAACAACCGCTGCTCTCTCACCATCAAATCCCCAGCCGCCTGTGCGGCCGATGGGACGCTTGTAAGACTCAGTGACTGCTTTTGTCAGCTCGTCTTCTTCTGAGTCATCTAAGGAATCAGGCTTAAACCATGTAATTGAGCCTTCATTGACAGCATCGACAAAGTCAACGTTGGCTGTGATTAAGTCAGCGGCCGCGGGAATTGTCACGTTGTCTTCTGGAACAGAATCAATGACACGTCTATAAAGCGACTCAGCGCCTGCCTTGCCATCAATAATGACTGGCACCGTTTGAGCTCTCTTTGTGACAAACTCTGCAAGTGCTTGCTTGCCGCCAATTGTCGCTCGCTTGTCCACGAGCTCAACGTGTGTGCTG